TAAACGAAGGTATGTCCCATATACATCTATTGTTTGGCTGTGCTGCATAGTTCCCATCGTCTAGGGCTATGATATGAGCACATTTGTGCTCGTGCGGAATCTCTGAATGGTCCGTGTCAAGTATATTAGACTCTGGATGAGCGAAGTCAACCGTAAATAAGTATGCACCTGGATGCCATTTTTTGTCTTTACCTATATATTTACCAGACTGTCCGGCTAGGATATCCCAAGCATGTACAGAAGGATAATAACTAAAACAATTCCAAAGCTGAAGCTCATCAAGTCTACGCCTAGGAACATCCTCAACCTTAAATCCACGTTGAATAAAAGCCGAGATAGGTAGCCTATAAAAGATTGCACCATTTTCCATAATGGCATGAAAAAGAATAGACTTGCCCGTAATAGAACTAAGACCAAAGATAATACAATCTTCAACTTCGCCATGATGACTCTTAAGATCATAGAGATACTCCTTTCTTATTTGAGCATAAGTTACCGGTATGTTTGCGTTTAAGTAAGCCATAGTTATACATGTTTATTAAAAAAGACACTCATTGTAAACCGATATGCCGGACCAATCAAGTTTTGTGATTTAATTGTGTGTGGTATTTTGCCATCAAAGATTACTAATCTATTTGGTACAAACGGACTACACAGTTCAACCGTCTTCCTATCCTCCTTATAAAATATAGTTTCACCACCCCACTCTGGATTCCAAGTTATATTTGCATAGTACAAAGCAACTATTTGATCTGGATGCATATGTATAAAATTTACATCCATAGGTTTGGTTAAATTGATAATACATTTGTCGTAATGTTTTTCTGATAGCTTCAGCTCTTTTAGAATAGGTGGTAATATTTTTATCTTGTCTACGTCTTCTTTACTGTATTGACTATGTATGTTTGGATATGCTCTATGTTGTGGTTCATCGCTGTCTTCCCACCCTATCTTGTATAAAGACTTAATTATAAAATTAAATATGGCTTGTGATTGATCATTTGGAAAAAAATCATTTACTGTTTTGATCATAGATGTCCCCCCAAGAATTACCAAACTCATAATCAACCTTGTTAGGAACTTTAAGAGTAACAGCATTCTCCATAATCTTAATTATCTTTTGTGCCTGTGCCTCGTCTTTTACAGATATATCTAACTCATCATGAATCTGTATGTGTGGTACAATACCTTCGTTGTATAAATCTAACATTGCTTTCTTTGTCATGTCAGCTGCAGATCCTTGTATAAGTTTATTCAATGCTTTGTATGTAAAAGCTCTACGTATGTGTTCTAGTTTATATGTTGATACAGCTTCGTCAAAATCCATAGGTTTGTGCATACCAAAAGA